GTGGCGGCAATGGATTTACAAAGCAAGAATGGGAGCAACTAAAGGATGATTATAACCACCTTTGCGCCTATTGCGGAGAGAAAAAGCCCTTGACGATTGACCATGTTATACCGCTTGATGCGGGAGGATTGCACGACATATCAAACATGATACCTGCTTGTAAGTCTTGCAATTCTGGAAAGCAAGCAAAGCCATTGTTGTCTTATTTATTGCACAGGCTGAAAAATGGAAGATGAAAGCACAAATACTGCGAATTTAGTGGGAAATGACCATGAAAAAGTAGGGTATAAAAAGCCGCCAAAGTCTGGACAATTCAAGAAAGGATTTGACCCTCGCCGCCGATTGGCTGGCGTTCCTCGTGACGCCATAGCCATGCGGAAGCACATGCGGATGATAGCCGCTGAACTTATTGGGAGTGGCGATACAGAGATGACGCGATTAGATGCAGCCCTTAGACAGTTATGGACATCCCGAAACCCCGCGCATAACAAGCTGGCGTTGCAGGTGCTTGACCCGAAGATACTGACCGAGCAGGTGGACGTAACCAGCGGCGGCGAAAAGATAGTTATCAACATAAGAGGTTTTGATGACATACCCGACGATTGAGTTTGACCCGCAAACCATGAATGTGGTGTACCTGCCCCAAATAAAAAACACGGCGCGGGTGCAAATCCTTTACGGTGGTTCGTCGTCTGGCAAAAGCAAATACAAAGCCCAGCAGGTCGTGCTGGATGTGTTGGACGAGACAAGGACGGGCGGGCGTAACTGGCTTGTATGTCGGCAGGTAGGGCGGACAATACGCGGCTCGGTGGCGCAGGAAATAAACCGTGTGATTATCGAATGGGGATTATCTCAATTCTTTTCAGTCAACAAGACAGACGGCACAATAACCGCTGTCAATGGGTATCAGATTATATTTAGCGGATTGGATGACGTTGAAAAGCTAAAAAGCATCACGCCAGCCAAAGGCGCGATTACTGATGTGTGGATAGAGGAAACTACAGAAACCACACAGGACAGCATCAAGCAACTTATGAAACGGCAGCGCGGCGGCAATCCAAAAACGCCCAAGCGAATGCACATGACGTTCAACCCGATATTGCAGAGCAACTGGATTTATAAGGAATATTTCAATCGCCTCGGCTGGGCAGACACACAAACGAAATATAAAGCCGACGGCATATCAATACTCAAAACGACATACAAAGATAATAAATTCCTAACCGCTGACGATGTGGCGGGATTGGAAAACGAAACAGACCAGTATTATTATGACGTGTACACGCTGGGAAATTGGGGAACGCTTGGGGATGTGATATTCAAGAATTGGCGCGTTGAAGATTTGTCGGGCATGGCTGACCAGTTTACAAATTGCAGAAACGGGCTTGACTTCGGATTTAGCAGCGACCCCGCCGCAATGGTCGGCACGCATTATAATACGTCGCATAAGACTATTTATATTTACAAAGAGTTGTACGAAACTGGATTGACTAATGACTTGCTATCTGAGCGCGTCAAGGATTTAATAGGAAGCGAACGCCTCACATGCGACAGTGCAGAGCCTAAAAGCGTGCAGGAATTACGCAATCACGGCGTAACCTCTGTAGGCGCAAGGAAAGGCAAGGATAGCGTAAACTTTGGGATTGACTGGCTAAAACAGCAGACTATTGTTGTTGATAAGTCGTGCGTAAATACGCAAAATGAACTCAGTCAGTATCATTGGAAAAAAGACGCAGGCGGCAATTCGCTCCCGGTCCCAGTTGATAAAAATAACCACTTGATTGATGCGCTTCGGTATGCGTATGAAGACGACATGAGCAGTAGACAAAGACAACAAATCCGCACATGGCGCGGATAGGAGCAAAGCAAACATGAATGATTTAGATTTGGCGTTCAACGAAATCAGAAACAAACGCGCAGGATTGGATACGCTGTTCTCGTATGTGGACGGACCGCAGCCGTTGAAATATTCAACCGAGCGGCTAGCAGAGGCGTTCGAGAATATCAACACCCAATTTGAAATCAATTGGTGTAGCGTGGTCGTTGACGCGACGCTTGACCGCGTGCAACTCAAAGGTTTCGATACCAAAGACGAGGTAAGCAACGCCCGCATGGCGCTACTGTTCGACCGCCTACACCTTGACATTGAAGCAGACCGCGCACATTACGCGGCGCTTTCGACAAGCCAGGCGTATCTGATTATCTGGAAAAATGCCGACGGCGAGATTGAGGCGTATTACAACGACCCGCGATTGTGCGCCGTGTTTTACGACCCAGCCAGCCCGCGTAAAAAGTTATTCGCCGCTAAATGGTTCAATCACTCTGACGGTATGCAGGAAATCACCCTATACTATCCCGAACGGCTCGAGCACTGGACAAGCACAAAGATTCAGACCGGCACGGCTATTGATAAATCGTCCGCGTTTACTCTGCAAGCCACAGAGGCAAATCCCTATGGCGTTATTCCGATGTTTGAACTCAGGACGGCAGGCGAGATTTATAAAATCCTGACCGACCAGGACGCAGTAAATAAGCTATTTTCTGACATGATGGTGACAAGTGACGTATCATCTGCCCCGATGCGCTACGCAATATCCAACAGCGACCCAGGAAACATCAAGAACGGACCTAACATCTGGGCGTGGTTTCCTGCCGGTGATGGACAAGGACAGGCAGCAAGTGTCGGTCAATTCCCCGTCGCTGATCTGAGCGGTTACTGGGTGTCAATGGACAATCTCGCCAACGCAATAGCAATCATCACCCGCACGCCGAAGCATTACTTTTCGATGTCAGGCTCAAACGTTAGCGGCGAGGCATTGCTGGCGATGGAATCCCCGCTGGTCAAGAAGTGCAAAAAACGACAACGGGAATTTAGCTCACAGTGGCAGGACATTGCTGCATTTATGCTTCAACTCGAAGGCGTAACTATTGAGCCGTCACAAATCTTTGTCGTGTGGGAACGCTCTGAATCCGTGCAACCCAAGACGGAGGCGGAAATCCGACAACTCGGCGTTAACACTGGCGTGCCTTTGATTACACTACTTCGCAGAGAGGGCTGGGGACAGGATGAGATTGACGCAATGCTGGATGACAAGAAGTTGCAGGACAAAGCCGAGAAAACGATGGCTCAAGCGTTGCTGAATGATTTGAGAATCAAGCAGCAGCAAGGGACCCCGCAGGACGTAGAGCAGGATAATTCAGACAATGCCAACAACACCGGATAGTGAAGTTGTAAAAGTCATCCGCGCCCACCGGCTCGGAATGAACGCGCAGGAGGAAGCGGTTATCGAAAATCTCGGCAGCCGCTGGCTCGGCGTGGAGCGGGCAATAGAATCAAACGTTAATGCTCTCGCCAATGAAATGACAAGACGCGCACAGGCAGGTGAAACCATCACGAACGCGATGGCGCAAAAGGCAGAGCGGTACGCCATCCTAAAAGCGCAACTGCAGCAAGAGGTAGCGAAGTACAACAAAGACGCGGCAGTCATTATTTCAGGCGGGCAGGATACCGCGCTGAGGCTTGGAATAACATCCGCGCAGGATGCGATATACGCCAGTTATCCTTCGCCTTTGTCGGCTTCGTTCAACAGGATAAACGTCAAGGCTGTTGAGTCAATGATAGGCTATGCCGGTAACGGCTCGCCATTATCAAGCCTGCTGAAAAACGACTACCCCGACGCAGTGGATGGGTTATTGCAATCCCTTGTCAACGGCGTGGCGATGGGGCAGACTGCCGACCAGGTAGCGCGAAATATGGCTGACGGGATGGGGATGGGGCTCGACCGCTCATTGTTAATCGCCCGCACAGAGATAAACAGGGCGTACAGGACGGGCAGCACGGAACAGTATAGGGAAAGCGGCGTTACCAGTGGCTTTATGCGTCTTGTGGCGCGTGACGAGGCTTGTCTGGCGTGCTTGGCGCTGGACGGCGAACGCTTCGACAGCGCTGACGAAATGGACGACCATCCGAACGGGCGTTGTACTTGTGTCCCTATAGTGGCAGGTATGCCGCTTCCTGAATGG